GAACTACCCGCGCCGCCGCATCAAATTCGCCCTCGCGGTGGTCGCCCTCATCGTCACATCCACACTCATGCTCACCTGGCATGGCGGCAGCACCACCGCCGCGCTCATGGTGGAAGGCGTGTACATCGCCACCGCATTGTGGCTGATCGTCAGATTCGCGCCACGCGACTAAAGACTTCCCGCTGGCTGACAGTCCAAACAAACAACCAAAAATCGGGTTGTTCCGCAGGATACCCACGTTCACTCATTCGTCGGCCAGTGGGGACCATAACTGAAAACAGATATTATCCACGCGCCTACGAACTCAATACCGCGCAGCAAATCACGTAGGCGCATTGGCCGCACATGGTTGTGGGATTCATGCCGGACTCCTTAAGTTTGACAACTCATGAATCACCTTATCCATCTCGCATTCAGGTTTTGACATTTCCTGTTGCCGTGATGTTGGCCGTGAACCCGTTCAGGTCGGGTTCCAACGGTTTTGCATCATTCATTGGCGTGAATCCTAACAGGTTCGACTCCTGTTGCGGCCACTGTCCCCACCGGTTAGTGCGATTGCCGGACTGGGGATTTGACGTGGATTGGATGACTCGGGGTCTCTGGTTCTTCTTCCCCTACGGGTCGCGGGTTCGACTCCCGCCCACGTCCGAAGCCGTCGAGAGACGGCCCATCATAATTGAAAACCCGGTTGACGGGGGAGCCTAAAAAATCATATTCCAAAGTCGATTTCTCTAGGCGCTTACATACACACTCTCTCCCGTCAACCACTGCTGGTGCAAGGAACGTGGCCGCTGCTATCTCAGCCGTTCGATTCATCGGCGGTCAGATGGTTCGACTCCATCCACCAGCACGCAATCACAGAAAGGAAAACTCTCATGGACACCATCAACGTGAATGGCGAAACCTACACGAAAGTACCGGACGAGATCAGCTTGTTCGGACGAACCTACCTGCTGGCGGACGACACCATCCCGGAACCATTGGACGTGTCGGACTGGCATCCAATCGAACCGGATTACCGTATCACGCTCAGGGAATACATGACCCAACAGCATCCAGAAGACGCCAAGCGTAACCTCACCGGACTGGGCCAAGTCGTGAAGAACGTGGTTCTGAATGCCGGTAAGGGAGACTTGTTGGAAGAGAACAGCAATGGTGCCATCATTTACACCCGCTCGTTGTTCCCGCTTGTCGAACAGGGCTACAGGAAGTGGCGTTACCGGAATAATGCCCACATTATGGAACGGAGTGTGGCGGAAGCATGACGGAAGTGAAATTTCCCAGCATGGTTGACATGCCGGACAAGGAGTATTTCGCACATCCGGCAATCGACCAGACTGGTTTGAAGAAGTTCATGGAGTCTCCAAGAGCGTACGCATGGCACAAGCTGAACCCTCTCGACAACAGTACGTTGGCGTTCGGCAAGGCCGCGCACAGTCTCATTCTCGGTAGTGGCCCGAAGGTCGAAAGGAAACTCGACGGGCGCACCAAAGCCGGTAAGGCACAAGCCGAACAAGCCAAATCGGACGATCTGGTAATCCTTTCCGGTTCCGACTATGAGAAGCTTCAAAACATGGTGGATTACGCGCCGGACATGAACGGTCTCGTGGAAGGCAAACCGGAAATCGCCTTGTTCGCCATCGACCCGGCCACTGGGCTGGAACTGAAAGGCAAAGCCGACTGGCTACCCGACCATCCCGGCATGGACGGCGTCATGTGGCTGTACGACTACAAGACCACCGGCCATGACGTGCAGGACTTCACTGGTTCGGCATACAAGTTCGGCTACCACATTCAAGCCGCCTTCTACATGATGCTGTACCGGCTCGTAACCGGATACCAGGGTGCGATGGGGTTCAGGTTCGTCGTGCAGGAGAAGCAGGAACCATACGACTGGATGATCTGGGAACTATCCGAAAACGACCCTGAAATCTCACTTGTCGCCGTGAAGCAGATCCGTGAAGCGTTGGACGGGCTCAGCTTCTACTGGAAGAACCATATTCCGTTGGAAGACATGCTCAACCAAGGATTGCCGAAAACCCCTCTGCCTATCAGATTCACTGACTGGCAGATGAACCATCTGATTGGAGATGATGACCAATGGGAAATGTGATTCCAAAGAATCGTAAAGCCTACGGATACGATTACGCAGACCTTGGCTCGGTGGTCAACTATGTGACCGAAGTGTTGGGATTCCGCGTCGAACAGGACATTCACTACAACAATCTTCCCCAATATCCGAACGGGTACGGGTTCGTCGTTACCCACTATTGGCAGGATTTCAGCAAGTCTTGGAGCGAATACGCGGCACCCGTTCCGATCATTGTTGGCGATTCCGCTGGCAAACGTGAACAGCCGTTCATGCAACGGTACGGGAGTGCGGAAACGTATGCTCGACGCTACAGTCTGCTCACCTTGTTCTGTCTGGCGACCAGTGATGATGACGGACAGTTGGCGGGCTATCAGCGTGGAAATCCGATGAACGAGGAACTACGCAAACAGGTGGCCGCGCTCCTAGCTCAAGGGAACATTCCGGCAGGACGCGAGTCCGAAGCCATCGGCAATCGTATCAAAATGCCTGTGAATTACGCAAGATTGACCGACTGGCAAGCCCAATTGTTCATCAACAGTTTCAAAAAGAATGAAGAAGTCAAGGAGGCCGCATAATGGCTGGAGAAACCGTTATCACGATCATTGGCAATCTGACTAGGGAGCCTGAACTGCGCTCCACCAGCAATGGTGAGAACGTGGCTAATTTCACTATCGCATCATCTGACCGTAGGTTTAACCGGCAGACGAACCAGTGGGAGGATGGTGACACGCTGTTCATGAACTGTTCCGTATGGGGTGGCATGGCGCAGCATGTCGCTCAATCCTTGCACAAAGGTATGGGCGTGATCGCTCAAGGTCGTTTGAAGCAGCGTTCCTATCAGGCCAATGATGGGACTCAACGTACTGTGGTCGAGCTTCGCGTGGACGAGATCGGCCCGAGTCTTCGTAATGCGACTGCCCAAGTGCAGAGGATTCAACGTGGCGGCGCTCAGGCGGCCCCGCAGGGCGGTTTCAATCCGAGTCCGAATAATGTTCCGTCTAACGGTTTCCAACAGCCGCAACAGCCAACCCAGCAACCACAGCAGGGTGCCGACTCGTGGGGAGCGAACAACAATCAGCCTTCCACGTTCGGCAACTTCGGAAACGACACTGATTTCTAATCCAGACTAAAAGGAACCAACATGGCAAACATCATCCCATACAGGGAGTTTCTGAAAAGAAAGGAGCTGCGCGAGCAGGAGACTGGCATCACCGTTAGCCCGCAGCAGCTCCACCCATCCCTGTTCGACTGGCAGAAGCGTATCGTCGCATGGGCTTGCAAAGTAGGACGTGCAGCCATATGGGCGGATACGGGTCTTGGTAAGACCAGAATGCAACTCGAATGGTTACGGCAAGTCTGCGCCGGACATGGGACGGGGCTTATTCTAGCGCCGTTGGCCGTATGCCAGCAAACCATCCGCGAAGGCGCCGCAATCGGCATGGAAGTGCGTTATGTGCATGACCAGTCGGAAGTGTCGGACGGGTTCAGCATCACGAACTATGAGCGTGTGCCGAAACTCGACGTGTCCAAATTCAATGCGGTCGTGTTGGACGAGGCTTCGATTCTGAAACAGTCGGACGGCAAGACCCGCAAAATGCTGATCGACACGTTCAGGGATACGAAATACCGTCTCGCCTGTACCGCCACACCGGCACCGAACGACCCGGAGGAACTATGCAATCAGGCCGAGTTCCTTGGATACGCCACCCGTGTGAAGATGCTTGCCACGTATTTCGTGCATGACGGGAATATTTGGCGTTTGAAAGGTCACGCGGTTAAGCCGATGATGCGGTGGATGTCGCAATGGGCCATCGCATTGCGCAAGCCGTCCGATATTGGCGGTGATGATGCGGGATATGAGTTGCCCGGATTGAATCAGACCGTTGATGTTGTCGCCTATCACGGCAGCATCCCGGAAGGCCAATTGTTCGCAGCTGACCTTGGTGGCGTCGGCGGGCGTGCGAGAGTCCGTAAGGAAACGCTTGTTGACCGTGTGAGCCGGTGTGTCGATCTGGTCAACAACGAACCTGAAGAACAGTGGATTATCTGGGCTGGATTGAACGACGAGGCGGACATGCTGAACAGGCTTATCCCCGGCAGTGTGAATGTGAAAGGCTCCATGTCGCCGGAAGACAAGGCCAAGGCGTTCCTTGACTTCGCTGATGGGAACATTCCGGTGCTGATCACGAAGGGTTCCATGGCTTCGTTCGGTTTGAACTGGCAGAACTGCGCTCGAATGGCGTTCTGCGGTTTGAACGATTCGTGGGAATCCTACTACCAGTCGATACGCCGCTGCTACCGGTTCGGGCAGAAGCGCGTGGTTGACGTGCATGTGGTGGTTTCCGATTTGGAACGCGAGATAGCGGAGAACATCACCCGCAAGGAACAGCAGGCCACTCATTTGAGTGACGAGCTGGTGAAGACGATGAATGAATCGAACTCTTTCGGAAAGGCCGCATGATGGTCGATGAAATGTATATGACCGATGAAGCCAAAGGCAAGGATTGGACACTATGGCTTGGCGACTCGTGCGAACGCATGACGGAAATGGCTGACAACAGTGTTGATCTGAGTGTGAGCAGCCCGCCGTTCGCAAGCCTGTACGTGTACTCCGATTCAACCCGCGACTTGGGCAACAATAGTTCCCGTGAAGAGTTCATCGAGAACTACGGGTACATCATCCGCGAACTGTTGAGGGTCACGAAACCGGGCCGTATCGCTTGCGTGCATGTGCAGCAGGTTGTGACCACGAAGACCGCTGACGGCGTGGTTGGATTGACCGACTTCCGCGGTGATGTGATTCGAGCCTATGTGGAGAACGGTTGGATTTTCCACGGTGAAGTCACCGTGAACAAGAATCCACAGGCTCAGGCCATCCGCACGAAGGCTCAGGCTCTCATGTTCGTGACGAAGAACAAGGATTCCAGCATGAGCCGTCCCGCGTTGGCTGACTATCTGCTGATGTTCCGCAAGCCGGGCGAGAATCAGGTGCCGATCAAGAACGATGTGAGCAACGAGGAATGGATTGATTGGGCGCAGCCGGTCTGGTGGAACATTCGAGAGACCAACACGCTTAACGAGCGTCTTGGGCGAGAGAACACCGACGAACGCCACATCTGCCCGCTGCAATTGGATTTCATCGAACGGTGCATCCGCTTGTGGAGCAATAAGGGCGAGCTTGTGTTCGACCCGTTTGGTGGCATCGGCTCGACCGTGTACGAGGCAATCAAACTTGGCCGCAAGGGCATGAGCATTGAATTGAAGCCTTCCTATTGGGATGCGTCGGTGAATCTGATGCGCGATCTTGAAGAGAAGCTTGGAGAGGCGACACTGTTCTGATGGTTCCGCTCTCTGGGATTACCGAACCCGCATGGTGCGACAAGCATGGGGTCGAATATTACGGCCCCACTTGTCCTGAATGCGAGTCGGAAGCCGAAGACTATTGGGATGATATTGGAGACGCGAGCATATGGGATTTATGACCTATGATTTCGACATTCCAGGCGAACCCGTCGCGAAGGGCCGTCCACGATTCTACGGGTATCGGGCTGTGACCCCCCAGCATACGAGGGATGCTGAGGAACTGGTGCGGAACCAATTCCACATGTTCTACCCTCATGCCGAACCATTGGACGGGGACGTGATGATGATTCTCATGTTTTATAAGGGGCGTCATGGGAAACCGGATTTGGACAATCTGGAAAAGCTCGTCAAGGACGCGTTGAACGGTTTGGCCTACGTGGATGACCAGCAGGTGAAACTCACGTTGTGCGCCATGCTGGAACCCGACCGTATGGCATGGGGACAACGGGCGAAACGGCTTGTCAAACGTCGGCAGGGAATGCCGTTGACATACGGCGGCAATCCTTATGAGCCGCATACGGAAATCCATATAGAACCCTTGCATGACATTCACGGCGGGTTGGAAAGTCTCGTCAGAAACACGAAGGAGATGATAAGCGATGTCGGAAACCAGCCTGAATACCGGTGAGATGCTGTTCCAACTGCGTGTCTGGGATTACTTGGCTTGGGCGTTGGACGATAAGCGTCTCGACCATGTTGAGAACCTGTACTACAAGGGGCGGCCGATCAGTGTTTCGACGTTCGCCAATCCGAACGTGCCGATGGTGAAATGCTTCGATAAGGCTGAACTGTCGGCTGGTGACATTGATTCCGAATATCCGTTCGTCATACAAGCCGATGGCATGTTCGATGCTGACGTGATGGACGAGCGTGAGTGGATCGCGTCTCAACCCGCGTACACGAGTCTGAGCGTGTGGGACAAGTTCGAGACTCTGCTACCGGCCAAACCGTCTATGGAATGCGTTGACTCGGGCACTCGAATGTTCATCCGATTCACATTGGGTGAATTGGCGGGCATGTTGAACAGTGGATTGCCGCTCGGAGGTGGACGATGATTCTTCCAGCAGTCAACGTCAACGGCATCCATTTGAGCAGCCAACAGCATGAGGCGCTTGTCAGCATATGGCGTACCGGTCGAATGCCGGAAGCTCAAACAGGTCAGAAACCGTGGCTGTGGATTCAAGCGCTCAGACGGCGCGGCTTGGTATCCGGCAATGCGCTCAGACTGACCGACAAGGGACGCCATATCGTCCAACTCCTACAGGACAGGAAAGCATTCCGGTCTCAAAGCACCGCCGACAATCCACACTACGGAGCTTACTGGGACGCCTACTACGCCGACCAGTCCACATACCCGTACAAGCCGACGTTGGAAATCATTTGCGAAAGGAACTGTGATGAAACTTGACCCGCCACCGGACTTGGTTGAAATCGCTGAAGCCCTGGACGCGATGGCGAAACCACACGTGGGAAGCGGCTGGGCGAACACCAACTACACCGATCTGCCCTGCACCACGCCACGGCAGGAGGCCATCTGGATGGCATACAACGGAATCACAAGAGGAGAGGATTAACGGGCGATGTGGTTCAAGGTCGATGATGGGTTCTGCATGAATCCGAAGACGGCGATGCTGTCCAATGACGCCACCGCATTATGGCTTCGTTCAGGCACGTGGGCCGCGCAACAGCTGACAAAAGGACGTGTCCCAGCGAACATGATTCCCATGTTCCGTTGCTCCGATGATTCGGTTCAGGAACTCTGCGATGCGGGCTTGTGGGAGTATGACGCCGACAAGGACGAATACGTGTTCCATGATTGGGCTGACTATCAGCCGGACGGTGACGAAGTGGATGCCAAGCGCAGGAAGCGGAGTGAAGCTGGCAAGAAGGGTGCGAGCCGTCGTTGGAAGAAGCCCGAGAATGGCAAAAATGGCAAACCGATGGCAAATGCTATGGCAAACGCATGGCAAACCGATGGCAAATGCCATGGCAAACCGATGGCAAACGCATGGCAAGACGATGGCAAACCGATGGCAAACGCATGCCCCGTACCCGTACCCGTACCCGATAAGAAAGAAGAAGAATATTATTCTTCTTCCAAAGAAATGACACTTGCCATGTTCCAAGACTCCACGGAGTTGACGGCGGCGGACAGCATGATGCGAACCGCTTACCCGAACTTGGATTTACAGGATGCTTGGAACGCTTTCTCCGTCCGCCACTATGCCAGAATCAGCACCGTGGGGGATTGGATACGCCTATGGCGTGGCTGGTGTGAGAACCGGGCGCAAATGGGTGGTATCCCACCGTCGAAGCCACACGTCCACACTTGGGCTTGCGAACACACGTTGAAAGCCTTGCACCTCCAATCGCAGGATGACGTGACCGACATGGCGTCAGCCGTCAAAAAAGCCAATGAGCTAAACCAGAAGGAAGAACCCTAGTGAAATACATCAGCCTGTTCAGCGGCATTGAAGCAGCAACTGTCGCATGGCAAACACTCGGATGGGAGCCAGTCGCATACGCCGAAATCGAACCATTCCCCAAAGCAGTACTCAAACACCACTATCCGAACGTCCCAGACTTAGGGGACATGACGAAAGTTAATTGGAAGGAATACCACCATGCAGCAGATGTCGTTGTGGGAGGAAGCCCCTGCCAGGCATTCAGCATCGCCGGACTCAGGAAGGCTCTGGACGATCCACGCGGCCAGCTCATGCTCGAATATCTCCGAGCTTGCGCAGAAATTGATCCGGAATGGATCGTATGGGAGAACGTGCCCGGAGTACTGTCGGCTGAACGCGGACGGGCTTTCCAGTCGCTCCTTGAAGCCGTGGCCGAACTCTGGCCTGATGGGGGGGGGTGCATGGCGAGTGCTGGACGCTCAGTTCTTCGGTGTGGCCCAACGACGCGAGCGTGTGTTCCTTGTCGTCAACACTAGAGACTGGCGACGTGCCGCCCCGGTTCTTTTTGAGCGCGAAAGCCTGTGCTGGGATTCTGCGTCGAGCCGAGAGAAGAGGGAAACCCTTGCCGGTGGAACTGCGAACATCATTGGAAACGCAGATTCACACGTTGGAGAATGCCTGACACCCGGCGAGAGCCAGGCTCGCCGCGTGTATGCGGCTGACGGCGTGATGCCGACGTTGCAGGCGCGTGAGCATGGCGGACAGAACCAGCAGGCGGTCATGCTGGACTTCCACCAGCAGGATGGCCGTTTCAAAGTGTCGAACCATCCAGAAGTGTCGAACACTCTCACCAGCCACATGGGAACCGGTGGAAACAACGTTCCACTTGTGAAAGCGTTCAATCCGACATTGAGCACTGACCATAATCCAGCCGTCTACGAAGTGGCAGGAAACATCATCGGTCGCGGAGCAATGAACGGCGGGAATCAGCTTGGTGTTGCCGACCCGGACGAAAACGGCGCTTTCACATTGACTTCCACTGACAGACATGCGGTGGTTGAAATCGAGAGAGAGAGAAGTGATGTGCAGTGCGGACAGTCAGGCGAACGCGGCACGGTGCTTTAATCTTGCGCCGACGCTGATGGCACATGCAGGGAAAGACGCCCCATTCATCTATCCGACAGCCGATGGGAGAGACTAATGGCCCTTACCTTCAAGATACGCGGTGGAGGAACGGGGGGGGGTAAGGGATTTCTGGGACAGGAAGAGCTTTCCGCCACGCTCAGCACACGCAACGACCAGTTTCTACATACGGAGGATTCGATGAATGGTTTGACGGTTCGCAGGTTGACGCCGTTGGAATGCGAAAGGCTTCAAGGTTTCCCGGACGGATGGACGGATATTCCGTGGAAGGGGAAGAAGCACGCGCCGGATAGTCCACGCTACAAGGCGCTCGGTAATTCGATGGCGGTTCCTGTCATGAGATGGATAGGTGAGGGCATCCAATTGGTTGAAGACAACAAGGGATTGTTCCAGGAGAACCCCAGTGAGCAGTGACAATCCATCCAAGGAGACGTGCCGCATGGTTGATGATCGTGATGGGAGACGTTGCGTGCGTTGTGGCCGAAGCTTGTATGCGGTTGGTGGTTCCCGGCATCATCGGAAACTCCGTAGCCAATGCACGAGGGTGGAGAAGCATCAAGTGCAGAATCTGATTCTGCTTTGCGGTTCGGGTACGACGGGCTGTCATGGTTTCGTTCACATGCATCCGACTATCGCTTATGAGAACGGATGGTGTGTGAAATCGTTTCAAGACCAGTTGGAAGTGCCGGTACGGACTTGGCATGGACTCGTGTATCTCACCGCAGACGGCAAATATTCATCGACAAAGGAACAATCAAATGACTGACAATATCAATCCATCACATTACAAGGATGGCCCGTTCGAGTGCATCGAACTCAGCCGACTGCTCTCAAGCGATTGGGGCCAAGCCGTGCAGTATTGCTTCCGCTGGCAGCACAAGAACGGTGTCGAAGACCTCAAGAAGGCGCTCTGGTTCATCAATGACGCAATCACGCATAATGTGCCGTTCTTCGCCGCGTGCTGCAAACGGAACGCCGACATTCTCGAAGCTCAGGCAATCAGGCTTCTTGGCATCCTACAGGCCGAGAACTGGGCTGATCTCGAACAGTTCTGGCGGAACCTCAAGTGGGGAGACCGCGTGGACGTGCTCGAAGCCCTCACCGACAAGATCAATGAAATCGAAAAGGAAGGCAAGTAATGGCGGTAGGAGCGATGGACGAACCGGTGATAAATCACGTTGACCATAAAAGCGTCTGGTGCGACTTCGGAAATGCTCTCGACAGAGTCCTGCTTCTTTGCTTTGCGCAACGCGAAGCCATTGCGCGGATTCTGCAAAACAACAGCACGGAGAGCGTGATTGCCTTCGCGGAAGGACAGATTGCGGCTTATATGCAAATCGAAGCGGCTGTCAACGAACTTGAGAAAGTCCATTTAGACGATCACACGAAGAAGGTGTGCAAAATGACTAAGGATGGTGAGTGATGGATAAGACGAGGGTGGCCCTCACGGCGATTATCTGCATCACGATTGTCTTGACTTCGTTCAGCTTTGGAATGGCACCTAATGTCGGCGAGAAGGCCAATACGGGTTTCCAAATGGAAACGGTCAAGACCGGTGACGTGACATGGGCCTGTCTGAAGCATAACGGCGAATACATCGGCTGCAACACGGTGGAGACGGTCAAATGAATGTTTTCGCAGGCAAGACCGGCTACATCGTCTGGCCGCAAGGCGATACGGGAGTTCACACATGCCGCGTGTACGACTCACTGGATGAAGCTGAGAGCGCGGCACGTTCCAAAGCCGACTTCTACCACAGGGCGTATGAGGTGCGTACCGCTTATGAGAGTCCGGCAAGAACCATCAGAACAATCAACCCAAGGAGACACCAATGAGCGACAGAGTGAAAGTCGGCACGAGCAAGGTCACGTTCCGTGTGCGCGCGTTCGACTATCCGCAGATCGAACTCGCATCCGTCGAAGTGGATGTGCCGATGTACACGAAGACGGACAACAAGCTCGACAACATGCAGCAGGGACATGTCACGGCGGACGTGCCGGACGGTTTCAACGAGAAGGTCAAAGACGCATTGCAGGTGTTCGCGGACACTCTACAGGCATCGTTCAACGAAGAAGGGTGGTGCTCGACCCGCCCCACCTGCGCAATGCGGGGGAAACGAGCTACATGGCGCAGAAATACGGTTGCCTCGACCAAGAGACGTGGAAAGCTGACCTCAAGACCATGTTCAGCGAGTGCTTCCGCGTCCTGAAAGAGCATGGAGTGTTGATTTTCAAATGGAATGAGACACAGATACCCGTATCGCAGATTCTCAAGCTCACAGCGCACAAGCCACTCTTCGGCAACAAGCAGCCGAACCGCACGGGAACACACTGGATTGTCTTCATGAAGGAGGACGCGAAATGAATAAACGGTACAAGGTTTGCCCACTTTTTTGGAGTGATTACGGCGATGAGCGCACCTTGATGAATATGGGTGTGTTTGAAAAGTTGCTGAACGAGGGTTGGAAGATTCTGCGGGTGGATATCATGCCACCAACGGAATTGAGTAATAACGCCGTCACCGCGACGAACGCCTACATCCTTGAGAGGGAGGCTAATGATGATTAGTCAATACGACAAGGACATGTGTTGCCTGTATATCGCTGAGGGGATGACCTACATCTGGCAACAACGAGAGAACCAAGAGCTTTCCCGAATGCTTGAATCATTGGCCGATAGGAAGCTCATGAAGCGTGTCCATGGCGGGTATGCGATCACGCTCAAGGGATTGTTGGCAGTCAAGGTGTGGAGACTTCACCTGTTCCTGTTCCATCACGGTGAATACAAGTACTTCAGGAGGAAGAAATGAGCAGGGCTGAGACCACCGCCATGCTGTCCAAGCTGGTGGAGAAGAGGTTGAGGAATCAGACCGCTTTTTGGTCGAGCGAGGTCAATTTCGACCGTAACACGCCCGACGAAAGGCGCGTGGACTACGTGGGCTTCAAGCCCTGGAACATCAACGGTGAGCCGGTGCCCGCAAGCGTCGAGAAAGGCTGCTTCGAGTTCTACGAGGTCAAGTCATGCATGGCTGACTTCACTAGCGGCAACGGACTGACGTTCTACGGCGATCAGAACTATCTGGTCTGCACGAAGGAACTGTGTGACGAGATCGTATGGCAGAAGATGGTGCCGCCGCGAGTGAACGCGATTCTGACACCGGATTCGACCGGCTCGAAACTGATTCTCGACTATGTGCAGTCCTACAACGACCTGTCATACAGGAGGCGTCCGGCAAGCGAGATGCTGTACGCCATGATCGAAGCTAACGGAAAGAGGACTAATTGAGCATCATGCTTGACGAGGCCAACGCTTACGAGCGTGGCATGGATGATGATTTGACTTTTCAGACGGTTCGTGAGCTTGCCGGTACAGCGTACATGGCCGGACGTTCCGCTCCACCAACTGCCGTTGAGATTGAGGCCGTGGCGAAGAAACTGTTGTGGTGGGACATGGAAGCAGACTGGGAAGACGTCATGCCCAGTGATGACTGTTTCTGGACTCTGACCGCGCCGGAAATGCGAGCCAGTTATCTCAGGGGCGCTCGGGAAATGCTCGAAATCGCACGGAAGGCGGTGACGGAATGAGCAATATCACAGATGAATTAGCACACCTGTACCCCGATGACGGTACTGAGACGCGACGTTTGGAACGCAACGCTTACGTTTCGGGACGCTTGCGCAGTCCTTCGGAACGGGAGGTGATGGCCGTGTGCATCCAGATTTATGGGCTTATGCCGGACGCTAATGCTACAAACATCCGTCAGACTGCGGCAAGAATCCTCAGAGCAGCACGACAGGCGGTGACGGAATGAAGGCTGTTTTGATTGTTTTCACCATTGTCTTCGGTTTGCTTTCTTTCGCGTCGTTTGCGTCGATCGTCGCGTTGTTCATCGCCGACTGGATGGCAAAACACTTCTAGACCACATTTAAACCCGTCGAAATCGACGGGATAAGACAATCAAGGAGACGAAATGATAGGAAACAGGAATATTCGACGGGGACTAATGGCCGTGCTTATGGCCGTAGCGATGGTTTTCCCACTGGCCGGATGTGGGAATGAAGCGGATGCTGACGATGCTGAGGACGGTAGCAACTGTATTGATGTGCGAGGCGACTTCACGGCCGATGAGTGCAGAATCAAGTTGCACGACGGCAGAACCGTGACATGCATCAACTTCGACACCTACAAGGGGGGAGGCGGTCTTTCCTGCGATTGGAACAATGCTAGCGGCAAGGACGGGGAAACGAAATAATGAAAAAGAACAAAAATAAGAAGGATACCCAGAATCTCATGCGGCTTGCGGAGGGAATTGAAAACGCTTTCGAGAATGAGATGCACTATGCGCTCGACGGCATATTCCTTGAAGCATCCACAGCCATTGACAAGGAGCGCATCAGAGAGAACTGGGGTAGATTGCATTCATGCTGCAACCTCGCAATCACAGTCAGTGACGCTTTTGCGAGTTTTGTCATCAAGAATAATCAGTGTCTGACGGATGATGCGGAAGGAGAGGAATAATGGAACATGAACTAATCCCGGTATACACGAAGTTCAACGGTAACGGCGTGCGTGTGCAGAATGATTCAAAACTCATCGACTATCTGGACGATGGGTGGAAAATCATCAACGTCACGGCAGCGAACCCACTGGCATTGGACAATGAGGCCGTCGTGTTGTACGTGATCGAGAAGACTACTGCATCATTGGAGCAAACGGAATGAATGAGCCTACCGCCGACGAGATCATGAAAATGTTCGCGGTTGACATAGCAGTTCTTCGTCGTGGTAGGCGCAAGCCGTCTGAGAAGCCGCCAGTCGGAAAGAAGAAGGCGAAAGCGTCGAAAAAGCCGGTCAAGCTTACTGCGGAACAGCTCGCACGGAAACGTGAGCACACGCGACAGTGGCGGATGGCCCACC